GATAACAGATACAAGTTCTGCTTTGAACTACACGAGATCACGGCAGGGCAGTACATAGATATCCTTTCATTTAGTGGGGAGATCATGCAGATCAATAAGATTGCTGCCTGCTTCTTTCTTCCTATGCAAGGTGATAAGTATCAAGGCTATGGGGTAGTCCCTCATGATGTGGTGGCTGATGATTTGCTAGGGGCAAATTTTCTAGAAGTATATAGTTGTATGCTTTTTTTTTGTCAATTATTCAGCGAATTAATAAGCAATACAATAACCTACTCAATGCTGAATCAGGATCTAGCGGAGAAGGTAGTGGATTTATGGAAAGGTGGGGGTGGGTATTTAGCACTAAGCAAGTTGCAGACTTCCAAAACATCACAGTCAATGCAGCCTATGATCTCAGGGTGATTGAGTACTTGAACACCCTAGCATATTTGAAGGATTATAACAAGGATAAAGAAGCGCAGTACAAGAAATGGCAGTTGCAACAGAAACTCAAGTAGCAGACCTAGTAATAGGAGGAAGGAAACTCAAGCCTAGCGAATACATAGCTAAGGTAGAGGGTACACTTGTGGCAAATGTCAAGAACGCTATGGAAAAGCTAGGGATCAATCTAGTAGATAACCTAGCCAAATATTCACCTGCGGATCAGGGCAAATTAGCTTCCTCCTTTTCAGTCATTGGAGTAAGTGAAACAAGGACAGGATACAGGCTTGAAATAAAGGTAGGGGTAGACTATGCCGACTACATAGATAAGGGTGTGAGGGGTGTTCAAAATAAGCGGAAGACCTACAAGAATGATGAAGGTAGGTACTATCAATTTCAGAATTATTTCATGCCTTTGGAAGCCTTGAAACAATTGGAAGGATGGATGCAGCGCAAGAACATGGAGATAGATGCTACTAACTTGATTGAAGGTAGACAGGTGCTTCCACAGATCTCAACTAGTGCAAAAAGACTAGCCTACTACATCAAAAAATATGGTATTGAAGGAAGGCAATTCATTAAGAAATCAATTGATGAAGCTACTCCTGAATTCAATGTCGATATCCAAACCATTGGAAGCGATTCACTCATTTTAAAAATAAGCAAATGATCACCCTCACCCAACCTAGCATAAATATCCTACCTGCATTCAATAGGATTAACTACAGCATAAGCAGCACGAACTCTGAGGAGATCGGTTTCAAGTATGTGGTCAAGGTTTACAATGCAGCAAATGAACTTGTGACTACTGCCTACTATGATAGTCCTGCTGATGCAGGAGATCCTGTAGAATTTGATGTCTCTAAGTATGTCTCTGTAGATTTCACCTATTCCAAGGGATTCTATGAAACTGCAAATTCATCTAGTTCTACCAATGTGATTAAGGGCTTCTACCTGAAGTGCTATGAGTACTATGAAGTAGGTGGGGAGTTTGTCATAGTTTTGGCTAGTGAGGTAGTGAGTTCTACCAAGTATGCTTTTGCAGGTGCTTTGCCTTTGCTAGAATTAAAAAATTGGTACGCAAATCAGGCACAATATTGGGGATCTAGTAATACTGTCTACAAGCCTTTATCAGATTGGACTACGATCAAAGTAAGGGAATCAGATTCACAGATCATATCCTTCATAAATACAGGGCTTTTGACAAACTGCGAACTACTAGTCACCTATACAAACGCTACTACGGCAACCTACTATATCACACCTTCGGCAGTAGCTACTACAAGTGTGACCTATTTCAAGATCACTCCCATGACCTACGGGTCGAATGTGGAATCTATTCAGTTATTTGTGAATTGGAATAACGGATCTGCAAGGCGGTACAAATTTGCCACCCTATTCACCCAATCCTGTGGAAAGTATGATCCTATGCGCATAGCCTACTTGAATAAGTTCGGGGCTTTTGATTTCTTTAACTTTGACCTAGTGAATAAGACTAGTTTTCAGATTGAAAAGAAGGGATATGAAAGAAACTATTCAGGAGATATCTATGAGGCTAATGGGATAGTGGTCAAAAATATCAATCCGATCTACTACACAAATGAAACACAGAATTGGAAGATCATTTCAGACTATCTAACAGATGCCCAGGCTGAACTACTTAGGGAACTACATTCTTCCCCTTTGGTCTTCTTGAATGTGGTGAATGATAACTACATCACCCCTTCATGGATTCCTGTGAAGCCTATGCCTACTAGCTATGAGATCAAGAAGACTGCTTCTGATAAGGTCTTCAATATTGAACTAGATGTGGAACTTCAACTTTCTAACCCCCGACAGGTAATATGAGCGCACGGCTATTTGTAGAAGGAATTGAGGCTGATACCCTAGGTGATATAGATGTAGAGTTCACCTTCTCTGTGGCTGATGTTAGCGACATTGAGAGAAGAAACACATCCTATTCAAAGACATTGACCCTGCCAAGTACGGCAAAGAATCAGCAGCTATTCGGGAATATCTTTGATATCTCTGTGAGCAATGACTACATAGTAGGGGATGTAAACATAGGGCAGAACTTCAACCCTGCAAAGCAGGCACAGGCACAGATCTTCCTAGATAATGTCAAAATCTTTGATGGGGTTCTAAGGATGATGAAGATAAACTCCAAAGAAGGGGACATAGTATATGAGGTGAATATGTTCGGAAGGCTTCGGGACATCCTTCATGAACTAGGAGATAAGACTCTAGCGGATCTTGATTTTGATGACTATGATCATGTATGGAATAGAACCAATATAGAGGCTTCTTGGAGTAGAACAGATTGGGTAGATGGTGCGCAGAACTATGTCTATCCTTTGGTAGATTATGGCTACTCTGTAGACTCAATCACCTACCCTATCACCAACTTCAAACCTGCTGTATTTGTGAGTGAGATTCTCAAGAGAATCTTTGATGAAGCTAACTTCCAAGTGACTGCCCCGATCTTCAGTTCAGTCTATTTCAGAAAGCTACTTTTGATCACGGCAGAGAAGACCATCACCAAGGAAAGCACCACCCTTCTACATCAGACTCCTGTACTTTATCAGCAGGAAGTCACTACAGATGCATCCTTCTCAAGGCTATTGAATTTCAGTAGCACCTTAGCTTCAGGGTTCACGATCCAAAATTCAGGCACTAGATTTAGATGGAATAAGACACAGAACCTAAACACAGGTTTGACATTGAATCTAAGGCTATCTTTTGAATCCTTGCAGGCATTCACAGAGAATGTGTGGACTATCTCAGTATTGAAGAATGGATCAGAGATTTTGTACTCTGCTAGGAATGTGAATTTCATTTCAGTAGGTCAATTTTATCTATGGGATGTAGAAATCACAGGAGGAATAGACCTTGCTTTCAATGACTACTTTGAGATCCGATTGAAGGGTGAGATTGCAGGATCAGGAACTAATACCCAACTTCAGACAGAAGTAGTAGTAGCACCTATAGGATCTTTCAAGATAGGCAATACAGTACCCGTGGCAGTAGAACTTGAGCAGGAGGATACTATGAAGATAGAGTACACCCTTCCAAAATCTTTGAAGCAGCGTGACTTCTTAAAGTCTATCATCTCTATGTACAATTTGTATGTAACTCAAGACAGGCTTCGGACAAATGTCCTAGAGATAATCCCCTACAATGAATTCTACAGAACCTTCAAGGATCAGGCACTAGATTGGAGTGATAAGCTAGATCAAAGCAAAGAGATCTCAATCACCCCACTATCAGAACTTTCAGCCAAGGAATACAGGCTTACATTTGATGATGATAGTGACTATTGGTCTACTTCCTACAAGACTAAATTCAATGAAGCCTATGGTGAAAGTAGAACTATCATAGACAATGATTTCATACTAGACACAAAGACTGTAAAGGTGGTATTCAGTCCACCTGTAATGAGAGAGCAGGTAGCAGGGCAGATCATGATTCACCTATACAAGGTAGAAAACGGAGTCAAAATACCTGATAACTTCAAGCCTAGAATAGCCTATTGGAAGCCACAGGTAGCGTGCCCTGCTTGGAAGATAAGATATGCAGGGAATGTAGATGTGACCTATACCAACTACCCGTATGCAGGTCACCTAGATGATCCTATAGCACCGAATACAGATGTGCTTTTCGCTAACCCTAGGGAGGTCTATTTCTCTATTGGGGTATACCCAGGAGTTAATCTATACAAGGAATACTACGAAGGACTGATCACTTCAATAGGGGACAGGAATAGTAGGCTTCTTGAGGGGTATTTCTACTTGACACCTACGGACATCATGAACCTAGATTTCAGGACTATTGTGAAAGTAGGGGTTCACTACTTCCAACTTGAGAAGGTGGATAAATATAACCCTATAGCGAACGGGCTTTCCTATGTATCCCTATTCAAGATCCTAAGAAACATCAGCCCTGTAGACTATGACTACATCCTTCTTGAAGATGACTTCTATATGCTACAGGAAAACGGAACTTCTAGATTTTATATTTAATCGATATGGCAGATAAGAGAATAAGTCAACTAGTAGAGCGCATAAACATTGCGAATAATGATGTTTTACCTATAGTAGCAAGCGGTGCTACCACTACCAACAAAGTAACTGTTTCCACCTTGCAAGATTGGATGCAGGACAACCTAGATGTAGGGGTCACTTCTGTAGGTCTTTCTATGCCTTCGGCTTTCACAGTCACCAATAGCCCCGTAACTACTTCAGGGAATATCTCTGTAGTAGGTGCAGGATCTGTATCCCAATACATCAGGGGTGATGGTAGCCTAGCAGACTTTCCTCAAGGTGGAGGCGGTGGCGGTGCTTCTGTTAATTACTACCTAAATGGATCAGTATCTCAGGGTACTATCGGAGGTGTGGCTTATCTTGAAATGAATAAGACACCTATTCTAGGCACAGGCACAGACTTCACCATATCTTCAAACGGATACATAGCCTCATTCATTACGGATGCAGGAGATCCAGGACTACTAGAAATCCCAGGAGGGAATTGGAATTTTGAAACCTACTTTAGTGCATCTTCAGGAGGTGGTACTCCTACTTTCTATGTAGAACTTTACAAGGTAAATTCAGGAGGAACTGCTACTTTGATAGCTTCAAATTCAGGCACTCCTGAACTCATAGCGTTTGGCACTACTATCACCCCATACTTTTCTACCCTTGCAGTCCCTACTACTTCGCTAACTATTACGGATAGACTAGCACTTCGGTACTATGTAACTCCTGCGGGAAGGACTATCACCATGCACACGGAAAATAGTCACCTTTGCCAAATCATAACCACATTCACCACAGGCTTGACGGCTTTGAATGGCTTGACTGCTCAGGTTCAGAACTTCGCTACAGGGACAAGTGGAACAGACTTTGCTATCTCAAGCGCAAGTACTACCCACACCTTCAATCTACCTGATGCTTCTGCTACGGCTAGAGGTGTAATCACTACAGGGACACAGACTATTGCAGGTGCGAAGACTTTCAATAGTAGCGTTACGGCTTCATCATTAATTCGAACAGGTGGAACTTCTAGTCAATTCTTGAAGGCTGATGGTAGTGTAGATTCTACTGCTTATTATCCAAATTCAAACCCTTCAGGATTTACTTCCAATGTAGGAACAGTTACCTCTGTAGGCCTATCTTCAGCTACTAGCGGTGTATTTATTGGCACTACACCTATAACAACAAGTGGTTCACTTTCTTTCACTATTGCAACTGCTAGCAGTTCACAAAACGGCTTATTATCTAGTACGGATTGGACTACCTTTAACGGAAAGCAAGCAGCAGGTAATTATGTAACATTAGATACTGCACAAACTATCACTGCGCTAAAAACATTTAGCACTAGTTCAGTTGAAATGGCAATATTCAATTCAACATTTGCTACGGGTGGAGTTCTTGCATTTAGTAGAAATGGTGTAGGTGTTGGAAATATTGGTAACTCAGGTAGCTTGACTGTTGGAATTTTGGATGACCTTGAAATAAGGTCGGGTTCTGCCAAAAAAATACACCTAAGAACAGATGCAACACAATTTACCTTATCACCTTCAGGTGGAGCAACACTTTTCAGTGCAAATTCAAGTACTCCTATATTAATTTTAAATACTACAGGTACAAATCAACCAAGCGGAATAGGTACTCAAGAAAATGGAGCAAATAAATGGGCATTCGGTACTAATTTTGGAAGTGGTGATAATTCATGGAATGTTTATAATTATGCTGCTGCTAAAAGATTTTTAAAAATTACTTCGGATGGTGATTTAGGAATCACAACAGAAATTATAGGATATGATGGTGCAGGATATGGTCCAATAAGATATGTAACTATAAACAATACTTCAGGAACAGGTAGCAACTTAGAACTAGCAACGGGAACTACTGCAAATGATGGATTTGTAGGTGCAGTTGATTTTATCAACACTTCTAATACAGGTGCTGCAGGTGCAGGTAGATATGGAATTGCTTCAATCAGAGGATTCACAACTAATGCAAGTGCAACAAATACAGGAGGTGGATATCTAACATTCAACACTAAAGCCGATGGTGGAAGCGGAGCAGAAAGAATGCGCATCACTTCGGGGGGGAGTATGTATGTTGGAGCACCTGTTGATTCTGCTTCAACATCTACTTTTGTAAGTGGGTTAAATGGATTTGGAGCAAAAGTAAGTAATAATGCATACTTCTTATATACAGGTGTAAATAGTAGTGATGTAAGAACATTTTATGTTCTAGGAACAGGGGATGTAAAAAATACAAATAATAGTTATGGTGCTATATCGGACATTAAATTAAAGGAAAATATTGAAGATGCAACACCAAAATTAGATGACTTGATAAAGGTTAAGGTTAGGAACTACAATTTAATAGGTGATGACAGAAAGCAAATAGGGGTAATTGCTCAAGAATTAGAAGAAATTTTTCCTTTAATGGTTGATGAATTAGAAGACTTTGAAGAGGTGGAAGTGCCTCAACTAGATGAAGAAGGAAACGAGGTACTAAATGAAGAAGGGGAAGTTGTAACTATCAAGGAAAGAGTAAGCAAAGGCACTACAACAAAATCCGTGAAATATTCAGTATTTGTACCTATGCTAATCAAAGCAATACAAGAACTTAAAACAGAAATAGATTCACTTAAAAACCAAATCAAATGAAAATCACACTAACAGAAGAACAAATCAAAATGCTAGAAGCATGGGCACAAGAACTGCCTACCAAGTACGGGATGTCCTTCATCCAATTCCTAGCACAGCAAGTGCAGGAGCAGAACCCGAAGGAAGAAGCAGAATAAAACATGGGGAATCAAACGATTCCCCTAACCTTTAAAAACCCACACCAATGGCTGAAGAAAATAAGATCATTTTAGATGCGGATGTCAAACCCCTGAAGAAACAATTAAGGGAAGCGACACAGGAACTACAAGTAGCACGGCAGAAGTACGGGGAATTTTCCAATGAGGCTGTCAATGCTGCTAAGAAAGTAGCGACTATCCGTGATTCTATAGAAGATGCAAATGAAGCCTCTCAGCTATTTGATCCAGGGAAAAGATTTCAGGCATTAACTACAGCAGCCTCCACAGCAGCAGGAGGAATAGCAGCGGTTCAGGGTGCTATGGCTCTTTTCGGTGGTGAATCAGAGGAAGTAGAAAAGGCACTCCTAAAAGTACAGGGGGCTATGGCTTTATCTCAGGGACTATCTCAGCTAAAAGATGTAGGAAAAGTAGGTGAGCAGTTAAAACTCACATTCAAGGGATTAGGAACTTCAGCAAAAGGGGCTACATCTTCCACAGATGGTTTGACAAAAAGCACGAAAGGATTTGGAAAGGCAATCATAGCCACAGGGGTAGGGGCTTTAGTAGCAGCCCTAGGTCTATTGATAGCCAACTTTGACAAGGTGAAGGAAGTCATGATGAAGCTATTCCCTGTATTTGAGGAAATAGGCAAATTCATAGGTGGACTGATCACGGGATTCACGGACTTTATCGGATTGACAAATAAAGCGGAAAGAAATCTTGAAGCCCTAGGAAAGTCAAACGAAAAGTTGAATGATGATATCAACAATAAGATCAAGATCCTGTCTGCCCAAGGTGGAAAAGAGAAGGAGATCTACCAACTTAGAGCCAAGCAGATAGATAGTGAGATAGCACTCTTGGAAGAAAGCCAAAAGGTCAAGGGGCAGCTAACAGATGAAGAACAGAAAAGACAAAAGGAACTCAATGCAGAAAGAACTGCTGAAGCATACAACTTCTTGAAGTTCCAATCAGAGCAGGAGAAAGCAGCAGCGGAAAAGAGCAAGGCAGCAGGTGAGAAAGCAAAGGCTGAAGCAGACAAAAGAAGGGCTTTGGAACTTGAAGCGCAAGGCATCCTAGAGGAATCAAAACTAGAATTGCTAGATCAAAGACAGCAGGAAGAAGCAGCAGTAGAAAAGGAATTTGAAGCCAAAAGACAGAAGCTAAAAGAAGCAGGAATTGAAGATGATGGCAGCCTAGAGATGGCACGGCAGAACAGAATTGCACAGATCAAGAAGCAATACCAAGATGAAGAAGATTCTAGGGAGCAGGAATTCCAAAAGAGGCTAAATGATATCAGAACTGAGATCCGACTTGCAGGGATCAAGGATGAAAATGAGAAAGCTAGACAGCAGATTCTACTTGACTTTGAAAGCAAGAGGCAGGATGTCCTAAAAGATGAAAAGCTAACAGGAGAACAAAGGATTGCACTTCAGTTAGAACTAGCACAACAGGAGCAGCAGCAACTAGCAGCCCTTCAATTGACCATAGATCAGCAGAATGCAGAGAAGGCACTCCTTGAATTAGATATGCAGATGAAGGAGGCGGATGCTAGCTTCCAAATTCAGAAGGATCTAATTGACAAAAAAGAAGCCCTATCCATTGAGCAGTTCCAAAAAGGATTGATCAATGAGCAGCAGTACAATGATGCCTTGAAGGGATATTCAGATGCACGGATCGAGATTGATAGAAAGGAGAATGAAGCCAAGATGCAGAACGCAGCAATGGCAGCAGGTCTCTTGAATACAGTTTCTAGTCTAGTAGGAAAGAACACGGCAGCAGGAAAGGCTACGGCAATTGCTGCTACTACAATTGATACCTACCTAGGGGCACAAAAAGCCTACACTTCTCAGCTAATTCCAGGAGATCCTTCTTCCCCTATTCGTGCTGCTATTGCTGCTGCTATTGCGGTGGCAGGTGGTATCAAAAATGTTAGGGAGATTGTGAAAACGAAAGTCCCAGGAGGTGGTGGTGCATCTGCTCCTTCTATTTCTGCTTCTGCTCCTGCTAGTGTTCAGCAAGTTCCTACAATTGGAGAAAGCCCAATCACGGCACTAGGTGCTGCTATGACACCTGCTCAACCTTTGAGGGCTTATGTGGTCGAGAGTGAAGTTACAGGATCTCAGAAGAGGGTAGCGGATATTGAACGAAGGGCAGGATTTTAATACTTACAGATATGGATAAGAAACTACCACTATATGAAATGATGATAGGGGATACTATCGAAGGTGAAGAAGAAGTTGACTTCATTGCCCTAGTAGAATACCCTGCAATTCAGAAAAACTTCCTAGCCTTTTCTCAGCAGTTTGTAGAACCTAGTCAAGGTGAAAGCAAAGAAGACTTCCTACCTAGATGTATCGAGTATGTGATCAATGAAGGTAAGGAATCAGAGCAGGCTGTAGCTATCTGTTCCAATCTATGGGAAGGTAGATTTCAAGAAGATTCATTTAATGACTACCCTCAGAGCGCAAAGGATAATGCAGAACGGGGAATCCGTTTGAATGAAGAAATAGGGAATAGATGCGCTACTCAGGTAGGGAAAGTTCGTGCTACTCAAATCATGAATGGTGAGAACCTTTCTAGAGAGACCATAAAAAGAACTTACTCCTACCTAAGCAGGGCTGCCGAATACTACAACCCTGAAGATACTGAAGCCTGTGGCACTATCAGCTATCTTCTTTGGGGTGGTGAACCTATGCTAAGATGGGCAGAATCTAAGATGAATCAAGAAGATTTTAGATCTGTAGGATTCAACAAATTCAGCATTGAGAATCAAGATCAGAGAATTGTAACAGGTGCTTTGATGATTGCGGATTTACCGATCTACAGAAGGGATGAAGATGAGGAATACTATGTTTCCTTTTCTGCTGCTGAGATCAAGAAGATAGTACAGAGATTCTTCAAGAAGGGCTACCAATCGAAGGTAAATGTAGAGCATTCTACTCCTGTAGATGGGGTATATATGTTTGAATCTTTTATCATTGATCGGGAGAAGGGAATCATGCCTCCCAAGGGATTTGAAGACATCTCAAATGGATCATGGTTCGGTAGCTTCAAAGTAGATAATGAGAAGATATGGAACGAAGTGAAGGCAGGGACTTTCAAAGGGTTCTCTGTGGAGGGTTTATTTAGATATGAGAAGACAAATAAGGTAATCACCCAGGAGGAACAGATCATGCAGCAGATCTTCAAAATTCTTAGCCAAATTGAACAAAATTAATTAACTAAATATTTACAATTATGAACGCAAAAGAAGCACTAGTAGAAATCAAAAAACTACTTTTCTCAGAGGCAGAAAAGCAGGCAGCCTTCGCATTGGTTGAAGGTAAGCTAGTAGATGGCACTATGGTAGCCTATGATCTTGAGGCAGGTTCGATCTTTGTGATTGGTGAAGATGGGGCACAAATCCCTGCACCTGTTGGAGAGCATCAACTAGAATCAGGTGAAGTAGTAGTAGTCCTTGAAGAAGGTAAAATTGCAGAAGTAAAGAAGGCAGAAGAAGAGGCTAAGATCGAAGTTGAGATTGAGGCTGCTGCTGAAGTACCTGCTGAAGAACCTAAGAAGGATGAAGCAATGGCAAAGGTAGAACAAGCCATGGG